TCCGCTATAAGCCATATTATTACCAATTATTGAATGTCCCGTTATTTATGATATAAATACTTGTTACAACTCTTTTCTAGGCATATGTCATTTCTCACAAATCCATCAATTGCAGGTATACAGTTACCATTTAATCAACTGGCAGGACCTTTAAAAAGCCTTTTTCAACCAGAAGGTAAAGGCAATTTTGTATATCCATCAGATTTAACTACAAACCCGGCATTATGTCATGCGGTACAATTCAATTTTTTTGATTGGGATACACAATTTCAACAAAGTGTTCAAAGTACTGTTAATCAAATTGATTCTTTAGTGAACTCTGAAGCAGACACTTTAAAAAATACAAATTCACAACTTGCAACAGCAAAAGAACAACTGGCAAGTGTGGCTCAAGAAAAACTGACATATCTTAAAAACTTAGAGAATGTGAATAATCTTCAAGCTCAAGCAGAAAAAAGTGCTGTCAAATTATATAACTTGTTTGAAAAAACATTCACGCCAGGTACTTATGCACCTAGAAAACAAACATTACTTTCAACAGTATCTTTGTATATGCCGGATACTTTAACTGCTAGTTTTGAGTCTCAATATAATACGTTAAGTATGACTCATGCACTTGGCACAGGAGGTTTTTTAGCAAGCGCATCAGAATCCATAAAACAAAAAATTAACTTTTCCGGTGGTGCAAATCAAGATTATGCGAATATACTTTCCGACCCATCAGTAAAAGATTTTATTTCTCGTGAATTGAATTCATTTGCTGGTAAATTAGGCATTCAAGATAATATTGAACAATTATTAAATCAGTCTTTAGGTCAATTTGTTAACCCGCAGATGCAATTGATTTATCAAGGTAGAGATTTCAGAGATTTTTCAATGTCTTTTATTTTTACACCAAAAACTTCTGCTGAAGCCGAAACAGTTAAAAATATTATAGATACATTCACATTCTATTCTTCACCAGGTGTTGCAGGCATCGGTACAAATCAACCAGGTAGATACTTGACACCGCCACAATTAGTTAATGTTAAAATGGTATTTACAGGCGGTTCGAACGGTATTGCTGGTGCAGTTATCAATCAGTTTCAGAGTGCATTAAACAATGTTGGTTTAGGTTTTTTAGGTAAAAATCAAAGCATCACTAGCACAGTAAATTCTGGTAAACCCGCAAAAGTTTTTAATATTAAAGAGTGCGTTATTACAAATGTGTCAGTTGATTATGCACCTAACGGTTGGGCCGCTTTCAATGATGGTCATCCTGTACAAACAACGATGACAGTAAATCTAAGAGAAACACAAATCTTCACAAAAGAAGATGTTAAGAATTCAGTTGTTGCATCAAATTACAATGATTTTGAAAATCAACAAAAATATGAAGCAAAGATATCTAGCTTAGAACGAGAAGCCGCTATCAATGCGGCATATGGTGATGGCTACGGAGCATAACAATGTTATATTTTAACGCATTACCCAAAACAGCAGTCATTGACCCAAACACTAAAAGCGCACAGGTTGGTATCGATTTAACTGCTAGAGCAGAATTACTACCGCAATTATCTTTAAATGATTTGCTATTTTATAAGTATGCAATTCAAGACCAAGATACTCCTGAAAATATTGCCTATAAGTATTATTCAGACCAATATAGATATTGGATGATATTCTATGCTAATAATATTATGGACCCAAAAGGTGATTGGCCTTTATCAAGTATAGATTTTCAAGCATACTTGAACGATAAGTATAACGCTCTAGCCACGGCAAATAATCAAACTGTTACTGCATACTGTCAATCTACGATACATTCATATCAAAAAGTGATTACTACATATGATAGTCTTTCAATGCAGACTTCTATTAAAACGGTAGATATTGATGCGGCAACATATGCAAATACAATACCATCTACTTCAACGGCAACTTTCCCAAGTTCAAAAGTAACATATACTGTATCAAAAAATATTCTTTATGTGATTGATTATGAAAATCAGCTAAATGAAGCTAAAAGAAATATTAATATCATTAAGAAAAATTATACTACAGATATCGAAAGTAAATTTGTTTCATTGATGAGTTCATAATATGGCAGATAGAATAACGCCGGTTAAATATGCATCGGACTACGAATTAGTTTTTGTTAATATATTGACTGGTGCATTGAGTTACCCAATCACTCTTAAGGATCATTTAAGAGAATTAAATTATTATGAAGACATTTATAGCAGTACAATCTATGGTGAATTAGTGTTGTATGATGCTACAAATATTATTTCAAATTTAAGATTGAATGGTACTGAATTTGTTGAATTCATGTTGAGAAAAACAAGAGAAGACAATGATCCGATACAAAGAACATTTCGTGTATACAAGATTGGTAATCGTGTAATTGATTCAACAAAAAACTCAGAAGCATTTGTATTATACTTTTGTTCTGAAGAATTGATGCTATCAGAAAAATATAGAATTTCAAAGGCTTATCAGAATACACAAATAAGTCAAATCGTAGAAGATATTTTAGTAAATTATTTGAAGTTGACCCCAAATAGTGATACTAAAACAAAACAAAGAACTAAAAAATATGACATTGAGCCAACAACCGGACTCTATGATTTTATTTTACCAAATAAAAAGATATTAGAAACGATACATTGGCTTTCAATGTATTCAAGACCTATTAAGAATCCTGGCGCTGATTTTGTTTTCTTTGAGAATAGCAATGGCTATCACTTTAATTCATTGCAAACATTGTTCACAAAGCAAAAACCGTTTAAAACTTATTATTTTAACCCACATAATATTTCGGTAGAGATGCAAGACCAGATGATAAAGGTCGCTGGTTTTGAAGTAATTAAGTTCTTTGATACATTAGCGGCAATTTCTGATGGTACTTTTCACAATCGTTTGCTTTCGATTGACCCTTTGACACGAGCTAGTGTTTCAAGCACACCATATAATATAACAGATTTTGTTTATAGAGATTACTTGTTAGGCGGCAAACTATTAAACAATGCTCCTGTCACAACAGCGTTAAAAAATCGTTGGGGTGATTCAATCTATGATGCGCCGTCAGATAAAAGGTTAGAATCTGGTGCACTACGATTGGCCTCAGGTAATGCACTTGAAAAGAAATTAGTCATGGATCCTGCATCCGTTGCAAATGATATTAAGATTGAAGACTTTGTGCCAAATAGAGTTGCTCAATTAGGTTTAGTGAACTATATGAAAATTAAAATTACTGTACCTGGTGACAGTCAAATTGTTGTAGGTTCTTTATTAGGATTTAATGCATACGATTTAAAGCCAACTTCGTATTCAAATGCAGACGGACAAGGTTCAAAAGCACCAGATTTATTCTATTCAGGTAATTATTTGGTAACTGCTGTAAGACATATTGTCAACAATACTGACATGAGAACGGTAATTGAAATGGTAAAAGATAGTTTCGGTACAGACGACTCAGCATATTTACCTACTGTACCAAGCAATTTAAATAATGGTTTTAAAAATGCAATTAATGGAATTCAATAATGTCAAATCGTAATAACTTTTTTGGATTGAGTGGTTTTGTATGGTGGGTAGGTGTTGTTACAAGAAATGATGACCCCAATATTGCCCACCGTGTTCAAGTTAGAATTTTTGGTTGGCATACAGATAACAAGGAAATGTTACCTGATGAACAACTACCTTGGGCGCATCCGTTACTACCTATAAATAACTCAAAATCGGTTGAGGTACCTGATGTAGGTGAATGGGTATTAGGTTTCTTTATGGATGGTGAGTCAGGTCAATTTCCAATTGTAATGGGTGTTTTACCTAAAACTGATACAACAATTACGGCAAAATAATATGGCAGATTTAAATATAAACACAGCACAAACTATCGGTACTATACCGGTAGCAGGACAAGCAGATTTTGTTTTAGCAAATGACAATACAGCAACGCCTTTATCGGCAGTTGCTAATGTAGATTTAACACCTGTATTAGAGGCGTTAAATATTGCTGGTAATGCTATTCCCTCAACAACACCAGATATTGCAACATCTTCTGCACCAAATAATACTAACCCAAATATAACACAAAAAACAGATGCATCGGCAACTATACCATTAACTGCTCAAGGTGTGACAGCAGGTACAGGTATATCAAATGCAAATAGCGGTACAGTTCATGTGTGTGATGTTTGCGGTCCTATCGGTGTAACTATTGCACAAGCAAGAATGGCAATAATGAAAGCACTTAAAGAACTAAGAAAACAAATTTTAGAAGCCCTTGGTCTTGGTGATGTAGAAGCACAAGCAAAAGCACTTAAAGCACAAGTTGATATGTTTAAGAAAGCAATTAAAGCAGTTCAAGATTTTATACAAACGATAGAAAATTATTTAAAAATGCTTGAAACTTTAATAAAAGTGTTAGAAAACTATATCACAGGTCTAATTAAAGCTGGTCTCAAAGAACTTGTTGACCAGTTTTCAAAATGTCTTGCAGACGCCAAAGCGAGCTATGCGGCAGGTGTTCAACAGCAACAAGCCGCTCAATCTTCACAATAAGGTAAATTATGTCAATCCCTGATAGTTCATGGACAGAACCGTTTTCAACAGCAAAACCTCAGTATCCATACAATAACGCAAGACAAACTAGAAGTGGTCATCTATTTGAATTAGATGATACCCCTGGTGCAGAACGAGTTCGTTTACAACACGGAACTTCAAATAACTTTATTGAAATGCAATCTGATGGTACTGGTATTTTTAAAGTTTTTGGTAATAATTATCAAATTACAATGGAAAATAACAATGTCTACATAGGTGGTCAATGTAATATTACAATTGTAGGACCTTCAGTTTTGCACGTAAAAGGTGATTCATATATACAAGTTGACGGGAATGTTAATCAAACTGTTTCTGGTGATATGATAAGTCACGTTACAGGGAATGCTGAAATTATTAGTGAGAGTGATGTAGATATTTCTGCACAAGGAACACTAACATTATCTGCAACAGGTGTTAATTTAAATTCCGATTTGATAGTAAACGGTAGTGTTTCTGCTCTTGGTGGGGTTACCGCACTCAGTTCAATCACTTCAACTACAGGCAGTATTCTAGCCCCACTTGGTGCGGTTGCCGCCGGTCCTATGGCAGTAACACCTGTTGGTTTAGTACCAGGTCAAATATATGACACAGGCATACCAGCAGGACCAACAGGAACTTTGGGTGCTTTGAGGTCAGCATACGATGTCTTTGTATCTACAATATACGATACTCACACACACGTTGCAACAGGTTTAGGCGCCCCAACAGCACCACCAATACCGCTAGGAACACCAGTATAAATAGAAAATGGCAAGTACAATATTTTACTCAGATTTAGATTTACGTTTCCTTCCCAATCCGGTGACGGGTGACGTATCTATGAGTTATAATGAGCAAGCAGTTATTCGTTCGATTCAAAATCTTTTATATACAAGGCCTTACGAAAGATTATTCGACCCAACAATCGGTAGTGGTCTACCAGCATTGTTATTTGAACCCATTTCACCCTTAACCGCTAGTAGTATTGAAGATGAGATTAAAAGGCTTATTAGTAACTATGAGCCAAGAGCATCAATTTATCAACTTAATGTAACTGCACAAGCAGACAAAGATAGTTTTCAAGTCAGTCTTTATGTTTTTATTGGCAATAATACAACACCGACTGCTATCAATCTAACACTTCAAAGGACTAGATAATGGCTGGAGCCAATTCTAATATTCAACTGTCTTCACTTGATTTTAATTTAATCAAGCAAAACTTTAAGACATACTTACAAGGTCAAACACAGTTTCAAGATTATAATTTTGAAGGTTCTGCTATTGATACCTTACTTGATGTGTTTGCATATAACACACAATATAATTCTTTCTACCTTAATATGGTAGCTAATGAAATGTTTTTAGATTCTGCTGTACAAAGACGTTCAGTTATATCTCATGCTAAACTATTAGACTATACACCACATTCTGCAATATGTCCTGTTGCATATGTAAACGTCAAATTTACTGGTGTTTCAGCACCTACAGTTACCATACCTGCATATTCAACATTTTTATCTGAACAAATTAATGGTGTTAACTATGTGTTTACAAATATTAACCCATATACAGCAACAACAAATTTGATTACAAATGTTTGTAATTTTGCGAATGTTGCAATATATCAAGGTGTAGTTGCATCAACATCATTTACAGTTAATCAAGCAACTAATCCTACATACACATTTGAATTGCCCGATTCTACAATCGATACAACTACAATTCAAGTTATTGTTCAGCAATCAACATCAAATTCATCAATTCAAATTTTTAAACCTGCCGCCAATAGTCTGTACTTAGACGGCACATCTCAAGTATATTTTATTAATGAAGCACTTAATGGTAATTATAATATATCTTTTGGTGACGGTATACTTGGTAAAAAACTAACAGATGGTAATATAGTTCAAGTAACTTACTTGTCAACTGAAGGTGTTTCTGCATCTGGTGCTAATAGTTTTTCATTAATGACTTCAGTTGGTGGATATAATAATACAATAACAGGTTATTTGCCGGCAACAACAGGTTCAAATAAAGAAACGATAACGTCAATTAAGTTTCAAGCACCTAAAGCATATGCCGCCCAAGGTCGTGCAGTAACTAAAGACGATTATATTTCAGCAATTCAACAAAATACTTTGTTTGGTTTTGATGCTGTAAATGTTTGGGGCGGGCAAGAAAATGATCCGCCAGTATACGGTCAAGTATTTGTTTGTTTAAAACCTAAAGGTTCTTACAAATTAACTCAAACACAAAAACAAACTATCATAGACCAAGTATTAAAACCTATTTCTTTAATGACTGTAGTACCAACGATAGTAGACCCGGACTATAATTTCGTAAAGATTACGGCAAACGTTATTTACAATTCAACACAAACTACATTTGCGGCATCACAAATGTCGAGAAGTGTGTTTAATTCAATTACGAATTTTGCCACATCAACATTAAATAATTTTAATTCTACATTCTCTAGTTCAGAGTTGATTGTACAAATTCAAAACACAAATCAAGCTATTATTGCAAATGAAATTTCAATTCAATTACAGAAGAAATTTTATCCTAGTCTAACAGGTTCTCAATCTTATACATTTAAATTTGGCATTCCTTTGGCTAGAGGTGTGCTATTGAGCGGTGTTTCAAGTTATCCTGCAATTCAATATGTAGAC